GGTAACGCCGGAACTGGAGCCACAGCAGGTAATCCAGGTGCAGGAGGCAATGCGGGTGCTAATGGAGTAGCAGGCAACCAAGGTGCTTCAGGTAACGCCGGAACTGGTGCCACAGCAGGTAACCCGGGTGCAACAGGCAATGCAGGTGCAGCAGGAACAGCAGGCAACCAAGGTGCTACAGGTAATGCTGGAACTGGTGCCACATCAGGTAATGCTGGTGCACCAGGAAATGCAGGTGCAGCAGGAACGGCGGGCAATCAAGGTGCTTCAGGTAATGCTGGAACTGGTGCCACATCAGGTAATGCTGGTGCACCAGGAAATGCAGGTGCAGCAGGAACGGCGGGCAATCAAGGCGCAAACGGAACTGGAGCTACAGCAGGTAACCCAGGTGCACCAGGTAACGCAGGTGCAGCAGGAACGGCAGGTAATCAAGGCGCCAACGGAACTGGAGCTACATCCGGCAACCCAGGTGCACCAGGTAACGCAGGAAGTGCAGGAAGTGTAGCACCAACAAACAATGCTAACGGAACTGTAATACCAAGGGCTTCATATACTGTAACAATTGGCAGCGGTGGTGGTAACGGAACTGTTACTATGAATTGGGGTAGACAATACAGGCCATAATAAATATTATATAATAAATAATGTTGGAGGATAATATGAGCATTATTAAAATTGATAGCATATACTTATATACCAGTATCTTTCACGATGCTGACGAATCACCAGAAAATTACAATCAAACACTTACTGATCAGCATCAAAATAGTAAAACTGCGTTGGGTTGGATGCAGTTCCAAGAATTAAATTTTATAAATTTAAACTATGGTGACGTTTCTCAGCATACTGCTGCTTTACAGCCCTTAAATTCGTGGTTTGACAATACAATTGACATAAATTCTTTTCCATTTGTAATTTACGACGAAGTTAATGACAACTTCCGCAGAACCAGACGTATTCTATATGGGATTGACGACATTATAACTAGTAATTTAGTGGCTCTTTCTAAATTAGATCCTAAAGTAACTTAGGTGACCAATAATCAAAGAATAGTGCTAATGGAATGCTTTGACAATTTACCAAGAGAACTACGCGATTGGATAAATTACAACTGGTATTCCGTCCATAATGATGAAATTATGCAAGGTACTAAACGAATAAGACAATCAAAAGAATTTATTGAAAACGGTGGAAGACCACATTTTATTTTCTCTGGGAATCAAAACTAATATATAATAGTATGCTAGGAAAAATATTTTCCAAAACACCTAAGATTGAGTTCGTATGCCATAAAGAAGATTATGGCATTATTCCCCAACCATATCCAGCACGCAAACTAATGCCGGAATGGTATAAAAAATTACCTATGAAATTAGGTAATCAAGGGCTTGAATCTTCAACAATAAAACGATGCCCGCCATTTCTTGATGCGATGCAAATAGGATGGATTATTCCTTTAGCAGCAGATGTTGAAATTATATCAAACGACGATGCTAGTGGCATCAATTACAAATGGTCTTTTTACAAACCTATGATAGAAAACCATATGATGAAACAAATATATCCCAATGATGAAAAATTAAATCCAAACTTTCCTAAACCGCCAATGAAATTTTTAAATTGGTGGGCTATTAAAATTACCAAAGGGTGGAGTGTATTATTTGTCCCTCCAATTAACAGACCAGATCCAAGATTTGAATGTATATCTGGCCTCGTTGATTGTGATGGGTATTTTGAATTTGTAAATTTTCCTTTTTTATGGAAAGCTCCAAACTGGAGCGGTATTATTGAGTCAGGAACTCCGCTAGTGCAGGCTATACCTATAAAACGAGACAACATTTTGAAAGAATTTGGAGTTAGACACATGGATGATGTTGATGTTAAACAACTTGAAATAACTAGAAAGCGTGTAAAAACGCACGAAAGTCACTATAGAGATAATGTGTGGAGTAAAAAATGAGTGCATATCAATTTAGTCCGTCGCCTGCTTATGGAACAGGCAGTGAACCGTTTGTATCATGGTCAAATGGATTCACTGATCAAGAATTACTGGATATAGAAAAATATTGTGATGCTGATTTAGAACTAAGAAAAGCCATAGTTGCAGGGAAAACTGAAGAGGACGAGTTTTCCGCTATAAGAGATTCAAAAGTTGGATGGATTTCAAATAACCAAGAAACTGGTTGGTTTTACGATCGAATGGCTTTTATAGCCAGATGTTTAAATGGCCAATTTTATAAGTTTGACCTTTGGGGTTTTAGCGAAGATTTTCAATATACTGTATATGACGGGACTGAAAAAAACCACTACACTTGGCATGTAGATATGCTCAGTGATTCAACTAGCACAGTTGCTCCAAGAAAACTTTCAATGATTTTACAATTAAGCGATCCTGATAGCTATAAAGGCGGTAATCTCCAAATAATGACTAGTTCAAGCTTTACAGATGTTAGAAAAGAACGAGGGCTAGTAGCAGCATTTCCGTCATATATTCTTCATAGAGTAACGCCTGTTACAGAAGGTATTAGAAAAACTATTGTAATTTGGACTACCGGACCGCAGTTTAGGTAAAATGTTAATTGTTATAGAAAATTTTTATCATGATCCTTGGAATATCAGAGAGTACGCTCTTGAGCAATCCTTTGATATTCAAGGAAATTATCCTGGTTATAGGACCAAATGCCTTGAAGAACCACAATTCTCTGACATGAGAAAAAGATTTGAAAAAATCTTAAACGTTAAAATTACATGTTGGCCAACAGATTATAATACTTCTTTTCAGTTTACAACTGCCAAAGACGAAACTTGGATACACCATGACGAAACAGTCTGGGCAGGGGTATTATACCTTACACCTGATCCTCCAATTGAAAGCGGAACTTCAATATATAGAAATAAAAATACCAAAGTATTTTATCATGATTCCAACAATGAAAAAATAAACTATGATAAAATTAAAATTGTTGAATCAGACTGGGAACAAGTAGCATTTATTGGAAATATTTTTAATCGTTTGGTACTATATCACGGTAAATATTTTCATAGAAGTCTTCTACCAGGTTTTGGAGATACCAAAGACAACGGAAGACTTTTTCAAACTTTTTTCTTTGACACTTGAAATAAGTTTTAAATAAGCTGCAACAATAATTCTAATTTTGTTTTAATAATCTTATTATTGAAACTGCTTTTTACTCCACGATGCAAAGGTTTTGGCCATGCTCCGTAATCACACCAAGCATATCCTTGATGTTCCTTATTTAGATTTGGAATAAATTCTCGTTCAACTAATAGTATATAAGTATTATATTGAAAATTTTGATCATTACTAGTAAACAATTCTAGTGGAATTATCTTTTTTATACTTGGTGTTCCACCAACCTCCTCTACTATTTCTCTAGTAAGAGTGTCATAAGGAGTTAAGTCAGCTCCTTCTTTTTTCCCACCAACAAATCCCCAAGTGTCTGCTGTTTTGCCCTGAGATCTATTTAAAAGCAAAAATCTTTTAGTTGTTTGAGAAAGAAATAAACCACCAGAACAAACTATATTTGTCATAAAACTAATCGCCAATCATAGTTTTCATAAACGCCTTCAAATGATTTTGTCCAAGAATCTCCATCCCATTTATATTGAATACTTGTATAGCTATTGGTAATATAAGTAGTTGATGTAGTTGCAGCAGCATTAAACAAAATATTCCACTTGGTCCCATCCCATTGAACTATATCGTTAGCGTTGGCAGTTATACCATTAGGCTGACCCGCAACCGGAGACACACTAGACCAAGCATCAGGGCCATCTACAGTATTGTTCAGCACTATGTCTTCAAGTATAAGCAGTCTTCTATCTAAGCTTGTACCTGAACCTACATTTGGATTATAAGTTAATGGATTAACAATAGCATCAACCGTTCCTCTACTATAAGGTCCAATGGTTAAAATTGTATTTTGCGGAACAGTGTCAACGTCAAAAGTCAAATTCATCAAACTTTCGTTGAAACTATTAAGCGTCATGTAAGCGATAACTTCAGTGCCATCTGCTTTTAATAATCTCAGTTGACTCAATCCTGGTGTGAACCTTCCTGGATATAGATCTAGTAAGTTTAACCAGCTTGGACGACCCGGTACGTCATCAACACTGACCCAGTCTTCACTAACATTGGCGTAGTCTACTGGCACTAAAACAGCAATATTATTCAATACCAAAAGTGAATAATCCTTGTGTGTTACAGTAACTCTAGCGTCTGGTGTTTGTTGTCCAAAAATGTCACCGGCCTTAAATGCATCTTCGTATCCGCCATCTTCTCCAGTACCAATTGGTTCTAAAAATACATTGCTAATAATTTTTGTAATGATGCCCATTTTTTTAATTTTAGCCGGAGGTGTAATCCAAATAGGCGCGTCAAACTGTAAGGTAGCAATACTAATGTCATTATTCAACCCTTGGGGAACTGTTCTGCTTTCAAAAACACTGCCTTCTGATATTTCTAAAACGCTTAGACTAGTCCAATCTATATAGTTGTCGGATGCTTGTAATTCCATACTTGGGTTAAACAATACAGTAATCTGCTCCCAAAGTTGTAATTTTTGATCTGTGTTTGACGTCCAAATGTCAGCTTGAAAAGTAATTTTATATGGTGTGGGCATTATACGCTCAACTGTATAATTTGCTCCTTGAACGTTAAGATATTCTTGATTTTCTTCATCCCAAGCACGTTCTCTTATTTGTATTTTGCTAACAAAGGTAGGATCCTGCATCATGCTGCGATTAAATTTAAGATCTTTAATCCAACATGCAA